TACCAAATATAAATGGAGATGTGCTTTTGGACATGAGTTTGATGCTATTTATACAAGTGTTTATCAAAAGCACGGCTGTCCTCATTGCCCCAAGGGAAAACAACAAAGAGAGTATCAAAAACTTCTGGAAGAGATCTTGGGATTAAGGGCTGTTTCAAATTGTCGTGATTTGCTTTGTTTATTGTGCCCTAATGGGTATAGTCAAGAAATGGATATTTGGTTTCCGGATATTGGGTTTGGTGCAGAAATTGATGGACAGCAGCATTTTTATCCAGTTCGTTTTGATGGTGTTAGTCAAGAGCGGGCAGAAGAAAATTTTGAGCGTCAGAAATGTTTAGATAGCATTAAGAACGAGAAGATAAGACAACATCCTGAAGAGGTTAAGTACTTTATTCGTTTTAGCTATTTGGAACCAACAACAAAAGAATATGCCATATATAAATTAGTGGACGCTGGCGTCCCTCTCTTTTATTTAATCGGCGGAATGAACACTTGGAAATAAGGATCGATAATGCTAACTACTAACTATGCTATCTCGGACATTTACAACCTGGAACATGTGGTTCAACAAAGTGGTATGGTCTACACTAAGTCGGTTATTATCGACACGTTACGGGATATTTTCTCTCAGGATATACAATTCAAGTATGTCTCCGATCATTTTGGTTTCCCAAAGACAGCAAATCACCTTGGGCTTTCTCCATTTGCCGGGCTAGGAGATGATACTGAAACTACACGAATCTTCATAGGCAGTTCTTATAGATACGACATAAAGTTTAACCCAAGTATAGTGGTCAGAAATACAGGAAGTAGATATAATCCCATCTCATTTAATCAAGACTATTTGGGCGTCATTAATAGAAACGAATTGCTGACGGATGGATACGGTAACCAAACTATCTTGCATGTTCCGGCTTACAGCATGCGCGTAGGGGCTTGGGATATGACAATGGAGGTTAAGATAGTGGCCGAGGATGAGGTGGATCGTGAGGAGTTAGCTGATATTGTTCAGGTTTGTTTGATGAGTAGCCGACGACAAGAGATTCAGAATATGGGCGTGTTTATAAAGAGTATGTCTACCAGCGGAGAAACAGAAGAGCCCTATTCTAACGACAAACTCTACTCCGTGTCAATTAACCTAGAGATTCGTACCGAGTTCAAGGTGTACGTCCCCATCTCAGACGTGGTAGAACGGTTATCTTTGTGCTTAACTTTCAATACTTTAGGGGGTCCTGCCGAAGATGCTTATACGATTAACTATCCCTTGAGTCATGCCGATCTGTTGAAATAGCGAGGTGTCAAAATATATACCGAAGCAGTGAACAAATCTATCAATATTTAACTATATGGTATAGGCCGTGAAATGCCTGTTTATACCGATTTAGCGATATTGGTGGAGTTGCATAAGTGGTTGATATTATTACGGAAAATAAGACTTGTATTGGGTGCGGAGCAGATAAAGATCTGTCTGGATTCGAATTTATCAAGAAAACGGAGCAGATATAGCAAGAGCAAGGTTAATAGTAAAACTATCAGTTATATCAGGTGCTCAAAACGATGATCAGGTTGTATAGTAGAGCGCCTGGTGACTAAAAGATAAGTAAGAGTGCTAAAAATCATTTCGAGGAGTTTAAAAATGTCCCCTAACATCAATGGTATTTCAGGATTCGTACAACCTAATGTCTATTCTAGAGTCCATACAATGCAGAATTCTGTATCGGTTCCAGGGGGCCTAAGAGTACTTGCAATCGTTGGCCTTGGTGCCGCTCAACAGACTATAGTGTTCGACGCTAATGGTTCTGGCCAGGATGGTCTCGACCCGACCTTTTCAACCACAGTCGGCCAGGACGGCCGTCATTACCTGCTAACCCAATATCCGGTTGCAGCTAACGGCAACATGTTCGTTCCGAACCGGACCACTGTTTCACTGAACGGCATTCCACTAGCCGGAACCGAAGGTTCCATTACTACCTCGTTCAACGACCGTTATCAGTACATGTTCGACCCCACTACAGGGCAACTAGAGTTGCAACCGGCGCATTTAGTTGATCAAGGCGGCTTGGTTTACGTTCCTAATGTTAACAACCAAGGCAACGGAACGTTGTCTAATTTCACGCCATCCGCTCCAACGGCGCTAATAGATGCAGATGCTCCGTCAGAGACTTGGATTATTCGGGCCAATAGTGTTATTCGCGACTCATATGGTGATGCGATAGACGGATACACAACCTTTACAGCTACCGGTTCTGTGTCGGGTCTGGTATTAGATGCTTACGGCTCACCAGTTGTGTGGAAGAGTAATGGCGTATCTAATAGCAATGGTATTCTGCAGTTCGCAGTATCAGAAGGGACAGTTGCATTTGCTTTGGGCGACATTTTCACTGTTGAAGTTTCTAGCGGGGTTCTGTCAAAGGGTGACACCTTAGAAGCTACTTATATTCCAGAAGCTAATATCGATGATCCTCAGTTCTTCGTTGATCCTAATGCTCTTTACGCTAAGCACGGACAACCTGCTCTAGGCAACACGCTTTCCATAGGTGCTTCATTAGCATTCCAAAATGGTGCGTTTGGTGTTCTAACGTGTCAGGCTGCACCAGCAGTTCCGCGTACTACTACAGAGGTTTTGCTAGCGCACGATAATCCACAGCTCGTTGAGACAGCTGGATTTCCCGCATTAACCGTTGGGCAGTTAACCACCGCGCACACTGATGCTTTCATGTATCCTATTTTGTCGGGAACTCCATCAGCTAATTTGCCGGTATCTATTTTAGTGACTACCCCGACTGGTGGGCAATCTCAGGTCCTACCGAATAAGGTTCCGTTCTATAACTCAGCATTCGTAAGCAATCCTTGGACTAGTTTTATTAATCCATCTACTTCTGGGTATACTTTTAGTTATACAGTGATCGAAGGGCCGGCGGTTGAACAGGATGGTACGGACGGATATGCATTATTGGGTAGCAGCACGTTTGTTGCCGATTCTGCAGAGTTTGCGGCTTATAATACTGATAGTTCCGAAGAAGAGACTGCTTCAGATTTCTGGGTTAATATTTTGAGCACCGATCTGAATGGTGGAGACACCAGCACTATCGCAGGATACTATCAAATTACCAAAGTAGGCGATGGATATGGCGATGCTCACGTGGTAACCCTAGAAGGCGTTTCTACTAAATATGGAAATACCAGCGGAAAGATTCCATGGGCAGGAACACATAGTAACTTACGGTGGCAGCTAGTTAACCCCGCCGTAACAGCAGCGAATCTTTTGTTCACAACGGACCTGTATACCGGTGGAGCTATTGTAAAAGAAGACGGGATAACAATAGTGTATACCGATAAAGATGATGCTTCTTTCTACGACACCAATTGGTCTAATGCTTTCCAGTCTTTAGAGTCAGTAAGTTGCCAAATGGTAGTTCCACTAACAGATGCTAGATTCAGTGCGATTGATCAGGCGGCTATAGAACACTGTGAATTAATGAGTAATACGGCCAACCAGGCCGAACGAATGTGTCTCATAGGCGCACCGATTGGCGTAACCGCAACATCATTGTACACTCCTACGGCAACTGTAGCTGTAGAGCAATTAGGTGCTTTGGTTGGAACGGATAACACAGAGGACCTAGAAAGCTGGTATCTGCCCGATGCGTTTGGTTGGACTAAGCGCGCGATTTTCTTCTGGCCTGATCAGATTACGGTTCAAGTGGCCGGTGTAAGTGAGATACTGCCGGGATTTTATATGGCAGCGGCAGCCGGTGGATGGCTAGCCGGAACGGCTAATGTTTCTATACCATTGACCTATAAGATATTGACCGGGTTCACAATTGATAGGAAGTATATGCAGCGCCCGATCATACTAAATGCGTTGGGTAATGTGGCAGTATCAGTAGTGCAGCCAGTAGTAGGCGGTGGAAGGATTTTGTATTGTCCAACGACTACATCTAATGGCAATCCACTTGATGAAGAGCCTTCTGTGGTGTTTATTAGTGACGCGACAGCAATAGCGCTGAGGTCTTGTGTGAGGCCGTTCATTGGTCAGCCAGAAGATCCGACCTTAGTTGCTTCTATGACATCAGTGGTTGTAAAGACTTTGAATGGGCTAGTTGCCCAAGGGCTTTTGAGTCAGTATGCTAATGTTAGCGTGGTGAGAGACACAACTGAGCCGCGACAGTGGGATATTAGCTGTTCAGTGTATCCGTCCTTACCAGTCGACTGGATCTACATTAACATAAGCGTAAGTACATAATAGATCAGTCTAATTCCGTCAGCTTACCTAATTAAGACGACTGGTAAGCTGACGGAGCTAAGGTAAAAGAAAGGAATAAAATGCGAAAACGACCAGGACTTGGCGGCTTTAAAGATATAGATACCAATGATATATTACTTCTATATCAATCGGGCCTTACACTGAAAGAAGTGGCTGATAAATTTGATATTTCACAAGGTACAGTCTCGGCCCGCATGAAAAAGATAGGATTTAAAAAATACACCAAACACCATGTTTGTGAGACTATTTTTAGTGAGTTTACGCCAGATTCTTGCTATTGGGCTGGGTTTTTAGCCGCAGATGGGTGGGTAGATGACAAAGGTGTTTGGGCAGAGTTAAGTTCAGTAGATGAAAGACACTTAGAGAAGCTTTGCGATTTTGCTGGGCGAGACAAAAAGATCTGGAGAAGGATGAAAGAATTGCATGGAAAACTGCATCCTATGTCGTCCATATCGTTATTATCAAAACAGATTGTTAGTGATTTAATGGGGAAGTTTAACATTGTGCGGGCTAAATCTTTAACTATACAGCCACCACTGAATATTCCAAAAGAACTAAGGAAATGCTTTATTCGGGGGTATTTTGATGGAGACGGACACCTAGGCTGGCATAAATGGAATAATCGTCCACGCCTTTTTATATGTTCTGGTTCCAGAGATATGGTGGCTTGGATCTACTCTGCTATTAAAGAAGAAGTTTCTGATATTGGTAACCCATCCGTTTTAAAAACAAAAGATCAAAACAAATACTACTTCGAGTTTGCTGGTAAAGATGTCTTATTAGTTTTAGATTGGCTATACCTTGATTCAAAACCAGAAACAAGACTTGACAGAAAATATGATCTGCATTTTGATTATGATGAAAAGATGAGAGGGGTCGAAAAGGAAATGCAGAATTATCGTTTATCGACTAAACGATATGGACAGCCTTTGGACGAGAAAATACAAAGAGAAATAATCGAGCTGGCAAGGCTTGGGTTATCTGAAACAGATATTCGATCTAAGTTAAACATAAACGTGAGGACCGTTACAAAATATATCAAGTTACATGAAGCAAGCCTAAATACTTAGGCTATAAAATCTTAGGAGCGTACAATGACTTTATTGGCACAACAATTCCCAAACACAGGAACAACCACCGGAATTCAAACGAATTCTGCTGGAACTTTACCAGTGGGCGCTACGAACGCCGGGTTATCCACCCAAATCATCGTGAAAGTGAATAATACGGCGGTCGGCGCCCTACAAAGACTTACTGTAACTCAGAACCGCCAACTTGAAAGGATTAAGGAAATAGGAACTGATGGAGTCATAGAAATCGTCCCGATGGGACCTACGACCTTTGAGCTTACTGCTGATCGTATTGTCTTTGATCAATTACGCCTTCCAGAAGCTTTTTCGAGGGCCTTTAGGTTTATTGATGCTCAACGGATTCCTTTCGACATCGATATTGTTGACCTAAGTAGCGTTTTGGTATCTGGTGCCAATCTTAATGCAAACCCGGCGGGCGTCGTAGTTATGACATACCGTAATTGCTGGTTCACGTCGTATACTACCCCGTACACTTCAGACAATTACGTTATTACTGAAAGTAGTAGTTTGTGGTGTGAGACGGCCTATCTGCTACAGCCCAATCAGAATAGTCTCCCGAACTCCGGTGGTCCTCGCGGACTGGTTGCGCAGACTGACACAGCTAATATCGAGTTCGCTGTCAACTCTGGCGAACGTCTAGGCACAATGGATGTTACTGGTTTGCTGAACTCAGTATTTAATAGTTAGTATCGACCGGGGAGCGAAGCATAACCCCACCCCCCAAGTGCTTCGCTCCCGACTTTTCCAAGAATCCCACCACCAATCATTTAACAAACAACCGTACATATAAGGAGTTAGACCATGGCTAAAATCATTCATCAGGAGATGAAGCCGACGCATTCTATGGTGCAGCCTACACCCGCAGCGCCACAAAACTACGTAGTAGAGGATTTGTCGGGCATACAGTCTCCAGCATCTAATATCGATCAGCGTTTAGCTGCTTTCGTAGAACAAGCGCCTAGGGCAGAGGAGCGTCAGGTGCCTGAAGTTAAACGAGAGTCATTCGTACCAGAAGATGAAAAGCGACAATTAGAGAAGATCATCTTCATGGGTCGACACTCTAAAGTCTTGGAGCTGGCCGGACATAAATTCGAAATAAGTACCATTACTCATCGAGAGAATTATGAACTTATGGCCAGAATGATGTCTCTTGGTGAGGTTTTAGATTTGCGTGTTTGTTATTTAGCCTATGCGATTAGAAAAGTAGATGACATTAACTTAAAGGACATCGAAATTGAGGGAGAGTTTGGTTCCGAGTTAGAGCATAATATAGCCGTAGTTGATAATATGCAGGTTGCTTTAGTAGAGCGGCTGTATAAGAACTACGAAGATCTAATCAAAGAAAGTGACTCTCTAGTTTATGGAGAAGCAATAAAAAACTCCTAAAGGAACCCTGGCACAGACTTCGTTGGAAATTATGCCAAATGTGGGGGGTTCCGATTGACCATGAGATGTTTCGAGAAGTCAGTAATGCGCAATGGTTGTGGTATCTTCAAAACTTCTATAAGGATCAAGAAGAAGAGTTTGAACGCGGTAGAGATATGGTTGAGTATCATGCTAGTTTTATAGAACCCGAGGAAGTAAGGAAGATTCGTGACTCGCGAGAGCGTGCTATTGAAATTCCAGAAGACAAATTCATGGCTGGTATTGAGTTTCTGTTTGGTAAGCCTTTACGAAGTGTTGCTGCGGCACGACCTAAAGAACAAGAATTGCACAAAATTAATTTGAGTAAAGTTTTAGATAGCTACAACAACATACAGAAAGAAAAAGCTCAAGCCAGTAAATTTAGCTATAAAGATTGGACGAATCTAAAAATTGGATAACTGAATGGCCACACCAAATGATAAAACCACTAACGCCCCTGTACCAGGCACAAAAGGACTGGAGACAGAGAGTACTTTGTTGGACAAGATCAACATTAAGCTAAAGGAATATAACGACCAAATAGAAAAAAGGACCGTTTTATTAAATAAGGCGGCAGCAGATCATAATACTGGCGATGAAGAACGCTGGTCAAGAGAAATTCATATCCTTAGTGAAGATAAGAAAGGTCTTGAGGCACTAGATAGTCAGGTTGCAATTCATACTGTTGGCATAAAGGTTGCAACAGCAGAATATAGCAAGTTTGCAACCGGTGTTGGTAATGCTGGAAAAGCTGGAGCAAATGCATTTCAACAGATGATATCTGGTATCCGCGAAGTGTTGAAAGATTTGGGTCCGCTAGGAAAACTTATGGGTGCATCTGGTCCATTTATGGCCGCAAAAGGATTTCAGTATGTTACTGAAAAGATAGATTCATTGCCAGGGCACATATTAGAGGCCCAAACGGCGTTATATGATTTTCAAAAAAGTATAGAATCAATGGGCGTAGGATTTGGTAAATCATTTGATGAAGCAATAAATGGCATGGAAAAGTATAGACAAGGATATACTCAAACCATGCGTTTTACGAAAGCATCTAAAGAGACAATGAAAGAAGTTCAGGGTGCTTTTAAGAATATGATTGATCCCACGACACAGATAGAAAGTTTAGAAAAATTGGGAAATAAAATGACCGGATTAAAGGGTCCGCTTTCTGTGACTAGTGCAGCTATTTTGGCCGGAGCAGCAACAGGCACTGATGCCGCTGAAGTCACGAAGTGGATGGCTAAATCTATGACGGAACTAAATACCACCGCAGAAGATGCTGCACTGTCTCTTGGAAAAATTGGCTGGGCTGCTAAAAATTCTGGTCTTCAATTTGGCGTAGTTGGCAGCGCAATAATGGATTCCGCAGAGGCATTAAAGATGTGGGGAGGAACGGTTAATTCTGTTGCCCCATTATTTAAAGCATTTTCTGATAATTTAACAAAAGGCGGATTAGGAAAACAAGGTCTTACTAAAGAAGTATTCGATTCATTTGTGCAGGGCATTAATCATATGCAGCTTGCTACTCGTGCTCTATTTGGAATGCAATTACCGGGTATGGCTCAAAAAGGTGCTCTGGGCGCCGGATTAGAAATGGAAGCCGCCATGGAGGATAAAACCGGCGAAGGCATGAAAAAAATTGCCAAGAGTATAACAGAAACGCTTAAGGGTATTGGTGGCGGCGGAGGAAAAGTATTAACAAGAGAAGAGGCAATGCGAACTGGGCAACAACAACAGTTTTTACAGCAAAGAGGTATATTGCAACAGCAACTTGGAATTGGTGATACTGGTACAGCAAATAAGATAATGGAGGGCTTGCAGGCCATTGATAAAGGCGGTATGGATATTGGCGGCGAGCAGGTAGATATGCTTTCTAATTTGTTAACTTCTGGCCAAAAGATAAATGAGAAAAACCAAACCATGCAGCAGCAATCAGATCGGTTATTAAATGAATCAATAGTTAGTTCGGGATATGAAATTGAAAAAGCTATTGCGAGTTTAGGGAAAGAACTTGGGGCTAGGTTTGGAATAGATGTTGAAAAATATTTCAAAGAGGGCGGAGAGACCTTAGAAGATGTTATTGCGGCTGCTGATAAAAAATTCGATCAACCCGAAAAACCAAAGACAGAGTTTGAAAAGAGAGCAGAACAACTTAAATCAGCTAGGCAGCAATTTGCCGGAACTACACAACAGCCTGCCCAAGCAAAAGTCCAGCAATCTTTACCTACAGGCATGTTAACTATGGGGCAGATAGAAGCAAAGATGGCGTATGATCGACAGCACGGTGGGAATGAAAAGCAATCAGACTATATGAATCAAATGATGAACCAAGGACAGAAAGTCAATAAGCTCGATACAGGTCAAGTTATAAAGCAGCAAATATCTGCTGCTAAGCCCGGAACATCAGCAGCCGCTACAGGTGCACAGTCAGTATCAAAGAATATAGATGTCGATGTTAATCTTAAAGCACGGGTTCAAGGAACGTCTATTGTAATAGATATTGCTCCGGCTGTAAGAAAGGCGATGAGGGATGCAACACAAAATGAGGGGATGTCGAGAGGATAACCAATGGCGAGTACTTTTCTTCAAGATATAGCACAGGTTGGCGCAGATTTGCTCAATCCAATGACGCCTACGCCGAATTATCGTACAGCGAGCGGTTTAACTAACCGAGACCAACAGGTTATGACCTGGATGCTTCCAAACGGCAGTTCGATCCAGATGTATGTCAACCCCGAGAACTTCGTTATCAATGAGTCTAAGCAGATTACCGCTACGCGTACCAAGGGAGGCTTCATAGTTCAGTATTGGGGCGATAATTTAACTAAACTGACTATGTCTGGAACTACCGGATCTTCTGGTGTAAGTGGGATTAATGTTCTTCGTAGTGTGTATCATTCAGAGAACCAGATCTTTGCTCAAATAGCATCTAATACCTCGGCCGACTTACTGAATCAGCAATCATCTTCATCAACATTCCCTTCGACACAGTCTAATGTAGGAAATCAACTTGTGTCCTACATGCAGAGTCAGCTACAGAATCGTAACTTCATTATGAGGCCTTCACTGGCGTCATTAGCTTTAGGAGTTTCGCTTTACTATCAAGGCCAACAGTTTCGTGGCTACTTTAATAGTCTGAACGTCACAGAAGATGTAAATCGGTTAGGGCTCTTTCAGTATAACATCGAATTTATCGCAACTAGTATAGGTGGTGTAAGAAGCAACTTCTTAGCTTGGCATCGCGAGGCTATGGCGGTTGATCCGACTAGTCAGTTTGTTAACTCAATGATTAGTAAAGTTGGTAGTTTGGCCCTAGGGGCTTTAGGACTTGCGGCAGCGCAAACAACTCCGGCACAATATCATCCAGAAAGTAGCCCACTGTCTTTTTCTTAAAATCTTTAAATTAAAATGGAGAGAAAATGAAAAAGAAGAGATGCAGTACATGTAAGGCGTACAAAAAACTATCAGATTTTACATTTAGGAGATATTTGAATAGGTATAGAGGCCAGTGTAAGGTCTGTGTGGCAAAAAGAACAAAAAAATATAATGAAGACAATTGGGATCATTTGAATCAAAAACAAAAAGATTACTATAATAATCATAAGAAAGAAAGAGCAGAATACGGAAAAGCTTATAGGGAGAATAATAAAGACAAAGTAAGTGAAAGGCACAAGAAATATAACAGAACGCATAAAAAAGAATTAGCGGAATATGGCAAAAGGTATAGAGAGCTTAACAAAGGCAAGATAAGTAAGAGAATGAAAGAATACAGTAAAACACACAAAAAAGAAAGAGCAGAATATAATAAGAAATATGCAAAACTTAATCGTGATAAGGTTAGGGCCAGAAAACGTAAACGCCGTGCTTTAGAAAATAAAGTCAATGAATATTTTACTATTCAAGATGAACGATTTACATATGATTTATTTAAGCATAAGTGCTTTAACTGCAATTGTAAAGATGAGTTATGTGTAAGTCATTTCATTGTATAGGTAAATATTTATTAACTTTTGTTTACTTTTAACCACAAATCTATCAATATTATGGAATATAGGTATGAGACTAAAACATTGGGCCACTCAACAGGG